AAACTCAAAAATGGGCAAATGCTGGCCGTGCCCTTGAACGATGATGCAGAACCTGACTGTGTGTACTTTGTGAAAGACATCAGCCGCAACTGTGAAATTGTGGACTACAACAAAGCCTGGTGATATGGGTCAGCTCAAACCAGACACAACCTACATCTACGAACGTGTGGGTGACACAGTGTTCAGAAGAGAGTCGGGCGCTGTCGATCGTGAAGTAATGGGCTACGATTATCGTACCAGTAATGGCAAACCCTTGCATGAGACCATAAAAGAAGACCAGTTGTGGGGCAACATTAGACGTGCTGCCCAGACCAATCCTACTTTACAAGACGCCTTGGATCGTGCTATAATAATTTACAATCTGAGTAAAACAACATGAGTGATCGACTACACATTTCAAATGAGATGCGCCAACTGGACGTCAAGAACAGAAACTTTTATGATGAACTTGATTCGGATGAACGCAAGAAATTCTCCACGTTTTTGATGTTGCGATGGGGTTCGGCTGTGGAAGGTTCTCGAGAACTGCAAGAATACTATGTACAAAGCTGCAACCACTATCTCAACAAGAACTTTTTTGACATAGGACGTCATCCCAAGCTACAATGGTTGTGTGCCACAGCAGTAAGTCCTGGACTAGGTACACCGCGGCATTCCTGGATAGCCCCCCGGAAAAAAGAAGCAGGCCTCAGTGCCAAGCGCCGGGCTCTACAAGAAATCTTCCCGCACTACAAAGACGACGACATTGACGTCATGGCCGAAATAACCACACAAAAAGAAATTGATGCTTACAATCGTGAAGCCGGACGAGACAAAAAGTAAATTTGCATGTGAATACTGCAAGAAAGAGTTTGCAAGAGAAACTTCAATTGCAGTACACATGTGCGAGCCCAAGCGTAGACACACTAGTCGCAATGAGGCAGGTGTTCGCCTGGGTTTTCAAAGTTACATACGTTTTTATGAAACAGCAGCAGGTTCAGCTCGAACCAAAGACTTTGACACTTTTATAGAATCAGCCTACTACCGTGCTTTTGTAAAGTTTGGTCGCTACTGTGTGGATACCCGTGTGATAAATCCTCCGCAATTCATTGACTGGCTGCTCAAGCACAACAAAAAAATTGACTACTGGTGTAGCGATCGTGTGTACACTGAGTACTTGGTGGATCATCTAAAAATAGAAGCTGTGGATGATGCACTGGCACGAGCCATAGAGTTTGGAATAGACTGGGCAGAAAAAAATTCAGCACAACATTGTGATTGCTTGCGGTACGGCAATGCCAACGCCATGTGTTATGCTGTGACTTCAGGCAGAATTAGTCCCTGGGTAATCTACAATAGTGAATCAGGACAACGGTTTCTGAGCCAACTAGATACCACACAGGTCAGCATGATATGGCCCTACATTGACAGCGATGCCTGGCAAAAGAGATTTCAGGATAGACCTCAGGATCAAGCGTATGCACAAGAAATTTTAACCAAGGCAGGATGGTAACATGATTAAAACTATTACAAATGGGCCAGGAGTAATTGTCAGCAACAGCAGTTTCTCAGCACCCTACATTGACATGACTCGAACCAGTGCTGGCATGGTCCGATACAACAATAACAACTTTGAAGTTTATGACGGCAACACCTGGATAATAATGGCTAGTGGATCCATCCAAGTCAGTCTCGACGGTGTGACTCTGGAATCTTTACAATGGGTTCGCCGCAAAATGACAGAAGAAAAGCGCCTGGAAGAATTGGCAAAAACTCATCCAGGTGTGGCCGATGCCATTGACGCTGTGCGGTTGGCCGAACAGCAATTGCAAACCGTTGTGGCCTTGTGTAAAGTATGAGTGCAGATATCGACATTGATTTCTCTAATCGAGATGATATACTGAAACTGATTCAGCACACCCCTGCACGGCAGATCACAGATGGTAGACCTAGACGTCACAATTCAGGAGTGTATGTCACAGATATTCCTTACGATCCTGTAAATCACTGTGCAGCCATTGACTATGAGTCAGCAGAGGCTCGTGGTTATTTTAAAATTGACTTTTTGAACATGAGTGTGTATCAGTTGATTCGTGATCAAGCATGTTATGAGCAATTGTTGGCACAAGAGCCTGACTGGGCAAGATTGTGCTCTGATTCTGCCTGGGCCGGTCAATTGGCACATGTGGGCAACTATACAGATCTGTTGCGACAAATGCGTCCAGACTCTATTGCAAGAATGGCAGCATTTATATCTGTTATTCGTCCGGGCAAAGCACACTTACAGGGTCAGCCCTGGGATCAAGTGTTCAAAACAGTCTGGGATGGGGACAACAGTCGAGGCTACGCCTTTAAAAAAGCGCATGCCATTAGCTACGCAGCTCTAGTGGCTTTACACATGAATTTACTCAGTCAAGACGCCGAACCAGTGTGATACTTCTGCGTTTGGTCTTTTTGCGAGCAATTTCAGACAGGCTGCAGGCAGGACCATGTAATATTTCCAGATCCTTGTTGACAAAAGTTCGCAATGTGCCACGGAATTTGTCCCAGTCCCTGCGTAAGAAGATGTTGATGGGGATGGATCGGTTGCTCTCCCACCACCAGGTGGATGCAGATTCCAAGAATTCTAGCTTGTCTTTTTGAGCTACTACAGCACCAAAATCGTAGATAGTGGTCACAGCATCATCTCTGTTTTGTACCACGCCCACATACTCTGTGTTGGCATAAACACAGAGTGTTATAAACGGATATTTCTCTGTTAGTTTTTGGAATATGTTATTGCCCATTGCGGTTATTTATGGTGTGCTAAATACAACAATGTATTCCACAACCGTTTATCTTTATCAACAAATCACCAGAGTATTACTGGTAGACACCACGGGTGGTTATTTTCAAGCGAGGTATGATCCAGTGTACGCAAAAACTTTAACAGTAAACAAAGGTGTTGACAATGTGTTGCTCTTTGAATTCATCAACCAGGATCAAAAACCTGTAAACATCACAGGGTCTACATTTCGATTCCGACTGATGAATCAAGCAGGCGATCAATTGTTGACGGAAAAAAATATGGATGTGCTCAGTGCCGTTACTGGACGTGTGCGAGTGGTGTTGGCACCAGAAGACACCAATGACATTGTGGCACAACCAGGCAGCTACAGCATAGAGCGCATTCAGGGCAGTTATCATCAGGCAGCGTTCACTGATGCCAATGCAGGTGCTCGTGCCGACTGTGACATTGTGGATAGTGTGTATCCTGAATTTGTGCCCAGTCAAGAGGTTACCATACCCACCATCACTGGCAAGAATCAGACTGTGAGTGCAGCACCCACAGGTTGGCCTGATTGGGCATTGAACCCTCAGCCACTCAATAGCACACAACGAACAGAATTTTATAGCAGTCACATGACCACCAATGGTTCTAGCCTGACCACTGTCAAAATGAACCTGGTTCACTACACAGGAACACTCAAACTACAGGCAGCGCAGGACTACGAATCAGAATTCTACAACGTGACTGAAAGTCGTGAGTACTTTGATGCTACTGAATCCGTTTATTTCAATGCTGTGGGCTATCATCCCCTGTTGAGAATTGCTCTAAACACATCGCTTGGTTATGGAGCCACAGCTCAAGCCACAGTGGTAGATGGTGTGGTCACTGCAATACTGTTGACCAATTCTGGCAATTCTTATGTGGCACCCCCTTATGTACAAATTCTGGGCTACGGTGCTGGTGCCACAGCAGTGGCCTCTTTGAATCCGGGTGGTGCTGGCACAGTGGCCAACGTCACAGTGACCACGGGCGGATCAGGTTATGTGCCCATCCAGTTTGAAGGATCTACAGCAGCCACAGTGGTGCTGTCAAACGGCTTGGTTGAGAATATTCAATACCGATAATCGTTGCGATTGTACTAGAAATCTGTTACACTAAGCAGATGCTGGACATTGTGAATTATCTACCTGCCAAGAAAAAATCTAGTGCATCAGGATGGATCAGCTTTAACGCTGTGTGCTGCTCTCACAACGGCAACACACTAGATCGCAGAAGTCGCGGCGGCCTCAAAAGATCTGAACAGGGCTGGAGCTATCACTGCTTCAACTGCAACTACACCGCTAGCTTTATCCTTGGCCGTACATTAAGTTATAAGGCCCGCAGGCTCTTGAGTTGGCTGGGTGTGCCCGAACGTGAAATAGAATTGGCCAATCTTGAAAGCCTACGTCACAAAAGCATACACGGTATTCTGGATGACAGACAACGCACCGCAGATGTTCTAACAGACATTCAATTTGAAGAAAGAGACCTGCCGCCATTTGCTGAACTGGTTGGTGATGCAGGACTGCATCGAGACTATGTGCGATCAAGATGTGTGCCGGATGATTATCCTGTGATGACACAGACAAATCCTGGCCGTGAACAGGTAATCATACCATTCACACATCACAACAGCATAGTGGGATATACTATCAGATTCCTGGATGATCGGAATCCACGCTACCTAAATGACATGCAGCCGGGATACGTGTTTGGCACAGACCTACAACGATCAGACTGGACTCAGGTAATCGTGACAGAAGGCATATTTGACGCACTCAGCATTGGCGGTGTTGCCCTAATGCACAACACCATAAGTGATGCTCAGGCACGACTGATTCGCAATCTGGGTCGGGAAATTACAGTGGTGCCTGATCAAGATTCTGCTGGTATTGAATTGATTGATCGTGCTGTGGAACTGAACTGGGCAGTGAGTATTCCTACCTGGGAAGATTGCAAAGATGTCAACGATGCTGTGAAGAAATATGGTAGACTAGGCACACTGATAACTATCATGCAAGCTAGAGAAACCAGCCGAATCAAAATTGAATTACGAAAGAAACAACTTGTTAAAAGACTACAGCACTGATGTACAAAAACTATTCCTAGAAATGATGCTGGAGGATGCTGCCAGCTACATTCGGGTGCAGAACATTTACAATCCAGAAAACTTTGATCGCAATCTAAGAACCGCAGCAGCGTTTATCAAGGAACACTCAGAACAGTTCAAGACCTTGCCAGACCGAGCACAGATTGCTGCGGCCACAGGCATCAAATTGAATGCAGTGCCAGATCTCAACGAAGGGCACTATGACTGGTTCATGACTGAGTTTGAAGCATTTACCCGACGCCAGGAACTGGAACGTGCT